ACAAAAGTGATGGATCATTTGTAGTTGCACACCGTCCTGCTATCATAGGAAAAGGTGGACGAGAGTTCTTTGCAAATGTAACTATGGAAAACAACCTTATCAAAGGTGTATCATAATGACAGCTGACTATGTTTATCCAAGACTAGATGGTGGTACTACACTATGCTATGGTGTCGTAGAAGAAAATAGTAATTTCTCTGTTGTATGTAGTGATGAAGACATGGATGGTATCTGGGCTGGTGATATTGACTTCGTACCAACAGACTGGAAAAGTGTATGCCAATATCTTGAGCAATACTATGACACTAAGATTGAACAGTTAGAAACCTGTTAGGGAATTGACAAGGAGATTGAGAATGTTTGACATAGGTAAATCATACAGCGTACTCGTATGGGATATGCCTGTCAGTGTATTTGACAACGAACTGGATGACTACATTCGTAATGAAGATGGCACAGTCAAGCTGTTCAACATACCTAACTATGACTACTCATACATCTGTGATGGCATAGATGTAGATGACCTGTATGAACGTGAAGAAGGAGATAGGTATGACTAAACAAGACTTTGAGTTCTTTGCTAAGTTTGCTGTAGATCACAACCTATCAGATACAGCTATAGATCAACTACTAGAATTATTCATTGCTCGTAATGATAGATTCTCACAGAAAATGTGGTGGAAACGTTTCCATTACTTGGAGAAACAAAATGGGTAAAATAAAAGAAATCCATATGAGCATTCAAGAAATGATAGATCAAGAAGTATACAATGAATGGGTCATGGTCGAAGACTACATTGCAGAATCAAAAGAATATATAAAAGTACACGTAAAAGACCTTGTAAACTTTCAACTACAAAACATTGGTCTTACAATGTCTCAAGATGAAATCCAAGATATGGTAGAAGACGCAATCAATTCAATTTATGGAGCATAGCATGAAGCTACGATTTGATGTATACACTAATAATATCAAAGATGCAAAAACAGCATTCAGTGATCTAACAGTATACTGTAAAGACCTAACCCTAAGTAAAGGTAAACGTTACAATAGTGACACTGAGTACTACAACGTATATGGTTGTATTGATACAGCAGATATTGCAGTATTACATGACGCCTTTTCAGAATCATTTGTCGATGACTCTTGTGATCTGTAATGGTAGAAGCTAATATAGAAAACGTATACGCTGAAGCCGATGGTAAAATTGCCATTGACTTCGGTGGTGAAGAAGTGCTTCTCACACATGATGAAGCTATCGGACTATACATTGACCTAGGCTTCGTACTGCAAGACCTAGATGCAACATTTACAACTCAATAGAAAGTTATTATTATGCAAAAAGCAATCACAGCTAAAATTATCGTAAACCCTATTGGTCGGCAGAACCTGCAGTTTCGCCGTACAACTAACCAATATGGCCCTAAGGGTTCTTTCTCAAGCAACCAAGGATACTTGTCTGTATCACGGTTAGCTGCAGGTAGCCCTAACGGTACTGGTGGTAACTTCTGTAGCCGACCTAAAGCATAACCAAAAATCCCTAGGTACACTTTGTGTGTACTTAGGGACTCTTTTATTTTATTTTAGGTAACCGACAAAACGCATATGCATCTTTTTTGGGTAACCGACAAAATGCATCAGTGCCGTGGTTGCGCCTGATCCGATGCAGCTTGATCTAATAGTTCTTGCAGTTCCTCATCAGATAAATCTTCAGCCTGTATTTCTACATTGGTCTGATCAATACGTGCAAGCTTAGGTGCTTCAAACTCTGCAAGAGTCTTTGCAATCTCTAATGCTGTATCAAGATCATCTTTTGCTACTGCTTTAATCATCATAACTTTAAGAACATCTATAGATGTCATATCTGTTGAATCAAGAACATCTGTTTTATACAGTTTCCATTCAGCCATAGACATCTTAGCAGCTTCACGAGCCTCTTTGTTAGCCTTACGTGTTGCTACACCTTTCTTTTGGGCTTCTCTAGCAGACTCAGTAGTCCACCCATCAGCAAGGTTTTTCAAACTCTTTTTATTAAAAGGCATTGTCTTCTCCATAAATTCTATATACCCCTTATAGGTATATCTTTTATGCCGAGGACAAGCCTCGTCATCAATAAGGTATAATTCTATAAGGGGTATATATAATTACTATGAATTTCAATGATTATCAAACAAAAGCTATTACTACAGCTGTCTATCCAAAACATCAAGCACTTCCGTACTTGGCATTAGGTTTGTCAGGAGAGGCTGCAGAAGTCGCAAACAAAGTGAAGAAGATTCTTCGTGGAGATTACGACAATGACCCAACAAAAGCAGAAGAAGCCCTGGTCTCTATTAGTAAAGAACTTGGTGATACTCTTTGGTATCTCGCTGTTCTTGCCTCAGAGCTTGACACTGACCTTTCTACTATTGCTGCTGCTAATCTGGATAAACTAGCTTCACGTAAACAAGAAGGGACACTAAAAGGATCAGGAGATGAACGTTAATCATGAACCACATGAAGCATTTATGAAAAGGATGAGTAAAGAAATGGATGCTAAATCAAGACAAGTAGATGGTGACCACTATCAACTACCAATACAACCAATAGATTTCATTGTTAAAAACAATATACCATTTAGGGAAGCAAACGTTATCAAGTATATCGTTAGGCATAAGAATAAAAACGGTAAGAAAGATATTGAGAAAGCTATGCATTATTTACAAATGATACTGGAGGATTATGATGTTACTACATGAGTTTTACAGTGATGATGACTGTTCACGTGGTGATTCAAGTTATCGTAAAGCATTAGTATTCAAAGAACCCGATGGTTCATATACTGTCACAATGGTACAAGACGCAGCGATCATTGAAGAACGTAACATCAAAGGACACTCAGAGCAATACGCAGAAGACTGTGCAGAAAACTGGGTACTTGGTGTTATAAAATGAAACAGAACAGAAACAAATTAGATCACATAACAGATAAACCATTTAAAAAAGTAACATGTATAATGTGTAACAAAACCTTTTCCACTATGGCTATTGATAACCGATCTAAAATCTGTCCCAAATGCGACATAGAGAAAGTAGAAAACAGTGAATGAAGATGTAAGTAAAACAGTATTAAAAATCAGAAGACGCAGAGAAATACTAGACCGTTACAAAATAGGTAAAGGTTGTATTGACTGTGGTTACAACAGTAATCCATATGCTCTTCAATGGGATCACAGAGATCCGTCAGATAAAATATTCACACCTCATCGAATGGCCTCTTACAGTATTAAGAACATCATCCTTGAGGCCCGTAAGTGCGACATCCGTTGCGCTAACTGTCACACAATCAGGTCAGTAAAAGAAAAACACTACCTAGAAAGAAAAGTTTATGAAACTAGTATATGATATTGAAACAGACGGTATTGATGCAACAAAAGTATGGTGTCTTGTAGCTTACAATCTGGACACAGGTACTACATACAAATTCAGTGATTACGATGACTCTCTTCCAGGAATGGACGATGGTTGTGCCGTATTGAACAATGCAGAAGTCCTCATTGGTCATAATATTATTGGCTTTGATAATTTAATTATGGAAAAGCTATACGGTTTGAAACTAAATGACAAGAAAGTGTACGACACTTGGGTCATGTCTCAAGTATTACAGTACAAAAGGCAGCACAAACATGGTCTAGCAGGTTGGGGTGAACATCTTAACAACTCAAAGATCTCTTTTGATGACTGGGATAAGTACTCTAAAGAAATGCTACGGTACTGTGTACAGGACGTAATGTTAAACGTAGATGTATTCAACACCCTAATGGCAGAGTACAAACGTATTGCTGCTAAACGTCCTACAATCAAAGAGGGTTTACTTATTGAGCATGATACAGCTAAGTTCAATGCCCGTGTAAAGACCCGTGGTTGGAACTTTGACAAGACAAAAGCTAAGAAGAACCTTAAGCTTATGGAAACACGTATGTCTGAGATTGAAAAGATAATACATCCACAATTGGGTACCCATAAAGTATTCATTGATAAGATCAAAAAGTTTCCTAAGTACAAGAAAAATGGTGATTACACCACAGTAAGTGCACGTTTGTTATCTGACTACTACGGTAAAGAGATTAAACAAACAGATATTCATGTACACCCAGCAGGAGAACCATTCCAACGTTTTACTGTAGAACAAATAACACTTGGCTCCATGGAACTTGTTAAAGAATGGTTGTTGACTATCGGATGGAAACCTGACGAATACAATCGTAAGAAAGTTGGTCGTGAATGGGTAACCGTAGGTCCTAAGATTACTGATACATCTTTAAGTAAACTAGGTGACATTGGTAAAATGATTAGTGAATACTACACCTTACGTAATCGTAGTTCTGTAATCAAAGGCTGGCTTGAGGTTCTTCATGATGGACGTAT